TATTAAAAAAGTAGAAGCATTATACAGATAGTAAAATTATATATATTTTTTATTTTACATATGTATTTTTATATTATCTAAACTTAGTATATATTAGATAATATGAGTGATTTATTAGTAAAAGAACCAGGGGATTTTAATCCACGATTATATAATAATGTTGGTGCTGTTACAGGTTGCACAGGTGTCCAAAGCGGTGGCAAGCGCAGCAGACGCAATCGCATCAGACGCAAGCAGAGCAGACGCAAGCGTAGTATGAAAGGAGGCAGAAATGGTTATGGGTTTAGTTTTCAAGCATCACCTATAGGAAATGTTGGACATGCTCAAAATTTAATGGACTGGGAAACATATGACGGTAAAACAATATCATCTGATACAAATTTAGGTGCTTATAGCATAACAGGCGGCAAGCGTAAGCGTAAGCAAAGCAAACGCAAAAGATGCGGATGCAAGCGTAAGCAAAGCAAGCGTAAGCAAAGCAAGCGTAAGCAAAGCAAGCGTAAGCAAAGCAGACGTAAGCAACGTGGTGGATTTACATTAGGCAGTAACGGTTCTTACTATGGATACGCTGGAACTCAAGGTGAGGATTTAGGGTTATTTTCCGGCAGCGGATACCCACCTATGTCTTCTGGATCTACTAATGAATGTATAAATAGTCCTCATACTGATGGAGGTGCGTCACCAATAACTTCATCTGTTTCTTCTTAAATAACATTTGTTTTATAGTTTGATAGTTTTTATTTGTTGTTTGTTTGATTGTTTAGGCCTTTAATTATTTTATTTAATTACTTAAAAAATTTGGATGATATCTTAATAAATTATATTTGTATATATTAAGATATGCCTACAACAAAAGTTAGAGGAAAACCTGCTAGACGCAGAACTCCATCGCCTAAAAGTACCAGAAAAACACGACTTCCAAGAGGTAGAAGTAGAAACAGAAGCAGAAGTACTAGAAGACAAAGATCCAGAACCCGCTCACTATCTCCTAACTTTAAAGTTCCCAACTTAAAAACATATTTAAAATTGGCAAAACAAGGAGACCCCGTGACCCTAAATGTAATGAAAGCTTTTAGAGGCAATAGAAAACAACGCGGTGGAAATTTAATGGATGGAATAAAGAATGTTTTTTCAGGCAAGTTTAATAACCAAAAATTATTAGGCAACGCCTCTGTATCTACTGCTAGTGAAGCAATGGGAAGCAATTCTCCAGAAGGCGGTCTTGAAGGCGGAAGACGTAGACGCAGATTTAGTCGCAGATTTAGTCGCAGACTTAGCCGCAGACGTAATACTAACCGCAAGGGTGGTCGCAGAAGAATGAAAGGTGGCGCTGGCAGCACTCATTCCGGATACAGTTTAGGCGGTGAATTACCAGGTGGTTTAAGTGCCCTTGCTAACCCATCTTCACCTGTGGGTTACAACGACTGCAAAATAAACACCTACAACCATTTCACCGGTGAATCAAGTTAAATTATTTAAATAAACTAAATTTTTATTATAGTTCTATCAAGCATTTTCCAGGCATACCATCACTTGTATCAATGTCTATAATATTATTAGTATCTGTAACACTTTGGGATAATGTATTCGATTTGCATTGTTTTCCTGTTTTGTCTGTTTTATTTGTTTTATTTTTTTTATTTATTTGATTAGAAGGGTCATATAGCACTCTCCAGTTAGCAATATTAGATTCATACGAATCGCTATCCGTATGAATTATTTTATATCCATTTTTCTTATAAAATACTTGCCGTTTCCTAAATTGATTTCTAAATGAATCATGCACATCTACTATGTCTATAACGTGTGTTTGTTCGTGTTTCATTCTAAGAATACGACCAACCGCCTGCGTAACATCTGTTTTAGGTGTCGCCATAATAAGCGTGCTTAATGTTTTGATATCAAGCGCCTCTTCCGCCATTGCGTACGTCGCAACTATAACCCGCTTATTTTCCGATTCCTTTAAATCCTTCTGTTTCATCCCCCCTATATAATAACCAACCGTTGCCATATTCCTATGTTCTATTGCCTTGAAAAGATACGTTAGCAGGTTTTTATTATGCGCTAAAATCATTATTTGTTTGTTTTTCTCATCCGCTAATGTATCCGTTAATACTTTCAAAAGAAACTCTGTTCGAGGATTAAATTCACATATCTTTTTTATCATAAGCGAATAATGCGTCTGTCCTCTGAAATTCAGTTCAGTATTATTAAAATCCTCATCTTTTGTTTTAAACTCAATTGCTTTTACTAAAACGTCATCGGTATCTTCCCGCGTTAGCTTATATGCAACTTCTCCTATAAACATCTTAAATATGCGTGTAAGTCCATCTTTTCTGTTCATTGTCGCTGATAATCCAAGCATATATGGTGTGACTATTTGGAATAAAGCGTTACTAAATACCTCTGCCGCAATATGATGACACTCGTCTATAACAGTAAGACCAAAATCAGCAAATGTACTCGGTTCATATGATTTCATAGAAAGCGATTGTAACATCCCAATAACAATGTCTTTATCGTCGGTCTCTACAATTTGACCTTGTATTCTTCCAATACGGGCATCAGGCAAGAATTCGTTTATGCGTTCAACCCATTGCTGTAATAGGAAATCCTTGTGTACTATAATAAGCGTCTTTTTTCCGAGTTGAGATATGATATTAAGCGCCATACAGGTCTTACCTCCACCACAATAAACCTCTATTAGACCACCGCCAATATTTTTAGCAACATCAATATATTTATTTACTATAGGTACCTGATAATCACGAAGGTTTCCCTTAAAAGTTAATTGTTTAGAAGCATCCATTTTTTCTTGCTGGGTTGCGTCACCTATTAATTTGTTTTCTTGCGGTTCTCCATACATTTTAATTCCATAGTATCTTGGAACATATAGTTTTTTACTGGATTCGCGGTAAACAGGAAATGGTTTTGGTTTAACCATTGATGTTTTAGGAACATACGGTTTCACATTTAAATCATCGCGAATAAATTGCTGTTCATGAGGACTAATGCTATCTTTAATAATAGTATAACCTTTTTGACCCAAGTATGTTTTAACTTTACTCATTGATTATTTTATTTATTTACTATAATATATTTACTATAATTTATTTACTATATTTAATTTACTATATTTAATTTACTATATTTAATTAGTATTAGATATATATCTTGTTATCTTATTATATTGTTTCTTAAAATTCAATTTATAGTATAAAATCTAATTATCAAAATAAATAATATTATAATAAATTATATGAAAGCCATAAGAAATCTTTTAAAGAAACAATCAATGAACGAAAATATATTAGCCGTTCTTTTATTCGTATTCATTGTTTTTAGAATATCTGTTCCTGATGCTTTAACACCTATGATAGCAAGCGTTCCTGGAACCGTAATAGTAGTTTTAGCCGCAGTATCTCTATTCTTTTTCACAAACCCTATTATAGCCATTTTAGGATTAATTGCTGCCTACGAAATAATCAGTCGTTCCGGAGGAAGTTTATCACCAAGTGCCGCTAACTTTAACACACCTTCTCTTCAACAATCTGAATCAAGAAAAAAGCAATATATGAATACCATAAATGGTTTCCCTGTTACTCTTGAAGAAAGCATAGTTAAAAATATGGTACCACTTGTAAGCAGCGAACCTATTATATCAAACCTTAATTACAAACCCGTATTAGATCCTGTTACTGGTGCCACTCCCATTTAAGTTTGATGTTTTTTTCGTCCACGCCTTGAGATGATGTTTTAACAATTAAATCACCATCTTTCTTTACGATTTGCCATCTTTTATTTTTCATTTTATTTGCACTATTTGCGTCATGTGTGCTTTGTTTGAGTTTATTGATATGTTCCTTAACAAGGTTATTTTGTTTGATAATATTTTGCTTTACTTGTTTCTTTCGCCAATAATCATGAATACGTCTCCGCGGTTTATCGTTATAGTACATTTTCCTTAACATATTACACATAATAGGATTAAATACCTCATTGGTACGTTCCCATGTTTCATCTTCTGTAAAGAAATCAACTTTGTCATGAATATATTTATAGAATTGTTTTTTATCTAAAACCGCGAATCTAAATTCACGCCGTTTATTCATATCAAATCCTTCTACAATTGGGTGTGAAGTATATAGAAATATTTTGTCTTCTATTATATTTGGTAATTTTCTTATTCTCGATACCAATTCGTTAGTGGATACTAATTCATTTGTGGATTCCAAGGTCATTTTTATTTATCAATTGATTTAATTAATTATTTTGTTTAATTAATTAAATAATTTATTCAATTCAATTTATTTACATACCACCCAATAATCTATCGTGACCTTCAGTTCTTGTACTTATTGCTTTAAAACCTTTTTGTGCAAGGTTATATACTAATAAGAATACTATAACACCAATTATAAACTGTGCCCCTTGATCTTTTAATAATTTCGCGATATGATTTGTTGTATTAGGACCCGAACTATTGTTTGGGTCTTGAGGTACAGTTACTAACTCTACACCTTCGCTATCTACTGGATTACAATCTATATATACATCATCATCCTCCATATGAGTTTGAACGGAATTACCTTCTCTAAATTTAAACAAACTTGTGTTCTTAAGTATATCGGTTGTTAAAAATATACCTATTACTAATATCAACAAACCAATAATAATATTCTTGTTATTTTTTCTATTTTTTCCAAGTTTAAATATATTATTAAACATCTTGTTTTCTATATAGATAAGTTGATATAATAATTTGATACAATAATTTAATACAACAATTTAATACAATAATTTAATACAATAATTTAATACATTTAGTTAATTATTAACTTTAATTAGATAAAATAATAATATGATATAATTTATATACATATATATATAATGAAATTATCAAGAGGTAAAATAAATAGAATAAGAAATGCTAAAAATCAATCAAGAATAAATATGAAAAAAATAACTAAATTAGGAGGTAGTAAATCAAGACATGTTAAAGGTAACAGAAAAGGCACAAATGTAAAAGGCACAAATGTAATAGGCACAAATGTAAAAGGCACAAATGTAATAGGCACAAATGTAAAAGGAGGCGCCCGCAAAAGAAGATATACTAATGTAAAAAAAAGGAGAGCATTTAACTTAAGGACTAAAACAATTAAAATGAGACAAAAAGGCGGCGACGCGTACAGTTCCAGACAGTCTCGGGAGCGGAAGGAGAAGGCCCAGTTGGATGGAACGAACTATGAAACGTGGGAGGAGGTGAGCGAGGCGATTGCGGAAACGCGCCCCGACCGCTCCAGCAACGCCGATACCCAGAATGCGAACGGCAGCAGTTTGCTGATGATCGCCGCCATGCATGGTAAAGTCGAGATGGTCAAGGAGCTGATCGATGCCGGCGCCAAGGTCAACATCCAGAACAAAGAGAATAGTACTGCTCTTATGTTTGCCGCCACCCCCGCCGCCGTGGACGTCAGCATCAAGGTTAATATCTTAAGCCGTCTCATCAATGCCGGCGCGGACGTTAATG